GAGAGAAAGATCCGAAAGAAGATCCAAAACAGAAGAGATTAGATCTTCTCCAGGTAATTAAACTGGTGGCAAAAGATGGCCAAGTTACCACTATCACAAATCGAATTGGAGAAGGCGCGGAACAACCCTCCGTCGTGGCTGCATCACGCCCTCGGGGTCTCGTTGTTGTCGGCAGGACAAGCGCAGATTCTCGAGTCGATACCGCGAGCGATCAAGGAAAATAAGCCGATCGTAGTCCCCTCTGCAAACATGCAGGGCAAGGATTATATCTGCGGCCGAATTCCCTTGTGGTTTCTTTTTAGTTATGCCCCTTCCAAAGTTATCATTACCGCCCCCACAGACAGGCAGGTCAAAGAGGTTATCTGGGCCGAACTTTCGACAGCCTGGAATAACGCCAAGCTTGAAATGCCCGGTCGACTATTGACTTGCAAGGTCGATGTCGAGCCAGACTGGTTTATCCTGGCCTTTACCACAAAGGAATCCGGAGATCAAACCGGCAAGGCGCAAGGTTTCCACTCTCCGAATATATGTGTTATCGTTTCCGAGGCCCAGGCAGTCGAAGACAAGATCTTCGAGCAGTTGGATTCCCTCCTGGGAGGCGAACACAACCTTATGATCATGATAGGCAATCCTCTTCGTACAACCGGGACCTTCGCCCGGGCCATCGATGATACCACAAATAATATCGTTATCCATTTAGACGCGCTTGATTCTCCAAATTACCTGGAGAAAAAGATCCTCATTCCAGGCATGGCCAGTTATGAATGGATCGAGAAAAGGCGCAAACTTTGGAATCCGGAGGGGACAGAAGATGATCCGCGCTGGCTGGCCAGGGTAAGAGGCAGAAAGCCTTTTACATCCATCGATACCCTTTTCACAGATGATCTCATCGAGCGCATGATTACTCAAGATCCGCGCGTTACAGTCCGGAAGATAGTTACCTCATGCGATCCGGCCAGGATGGGAGACGATGAGCAGGTTATCTACGGAGGAATCTCCGGTCGCATCGTCAAGCAGGACATCAAGCCGCAATGTAAATCTACCGAATCATGTTCTCTTATCCTTCAAATGACTAAGGAAATAGGGGCGAATCATATCATCATAGACTGCGATGGCCTGGGTGGTCCGATAGCTGATTTCGTCGATGATCTCAAGCCGGACGGAATCACTCTCCAGGAGGTGCACTCAGAAGGCAAGCCGGAGGATGAGCAGTACGATAATCTCAAGGCTGAAATGTGGTTTTACGCTAAACAAGAGGCTGAGGCTGGCCGGGAAAGGATCCCGGATGATGAGTACCTTAAGCAGGAACTCCAGGAAATGAAGTACTTTATCAATGCCCGGGGAAAGATTCAGATTGAATCGAAAGATGACCTCAAGGACAGAATAGGCAGGTCTCCGGACCGCGCGGATGCCTGGGTAATGAATGTTTGGGGAAGAAAGAGCTCAGCGGTTATCCATAAGAAAGATGCCTGGAGAGATTCCGGCGATCATCATGAAGTATCTGCCGGCGCGAAGAGCGCAATGGCATCATAAAAGGAGTTCAATATGCCAGAAGAGAAGAAAGATAAATCAGCCCAAGAAATTCAAGACGAGGATTTGCGTACGGAGTTTCTTTCCAGGCGACAGGCAGTCGAGGATCATTATGGTCCCTGGGATGTAATCGCAAAGGAAGATTATAATTTTGCCTTGGGAGAACAATGGTCTGGTGATGATAGGCAGGCCCTCAAGGATGCCGGCAGGCCATGCCTAACCTTTAACCGGATTAAACCTATTCTTAATCTGGTAGCCGGTTATCAGCGCGAGAATGCAGCCAGGATCAAGGTCAACCCGGAAGGCGGAGAGGATAAGATTTTCTCTGAGGTCTGCGACAAGGGGATTCATTATGTGGATAAGATTTCCCATTTGACTTACAAGCTGGGATATCAGTTTGACGATGGCGTGTATTGCGGTAAGGGATTCCTCGAGGCCATCATTTCTTACGACAAGGATCCTATTCGCGGAGATATCGTCTTCAAGCAGCGCACTCCTTACCAGATCCGGCCCGATCCGGACTGTACCGAATACGATATGAATGAAGGGGCCGGCTATTGTTTTAAGGGCCCGGTAAGGCTTTCCAAAAATGAGCTCATTGATCTTTATCCTTCTAAGAAGAAACTGATCAAGGGATTCGTTAAGGATACCGATGATGCGGTCGAGAATGGCATAGGCCTGCTTTCCGAAGGCGACGACGATGATTATGGCAACCGGCCGAATTCGACAACGATAACCCGGACAGCAGAAAACCCGGACGACAAAGAACCGGATTTCGAAGGCGATCGTAAATTTACCCTGCATGAATACTGGCGTTTTAAGTATGTAACGAAATTCTTTGTTATTGAGAAAGAGTCCGGAGAACCGCGCCGATTCGACACAAAAGAAGACGCGCAGGCTTTAATCGATAATCAGGCATCCGGAAGTATCATCGAGCGCAAGGTCCCGGAAATGTGGGTTGCCGCGATGGTCTGCGGCCATACCGTCCAGGATATTAAGTCTCCTTTTGAACCTTACTATACCGGATATCCTTTCTTTAGATTCATAGCAGATTGGGCTCCGAATGCCGAGACAGAGGTTTTGAGAGTCCAGGGCATGACGCGCCAGGTCAAGGATCCGCAGCGCGAAAAGAATAAGGCCAAGTCTCAATATCTGCATATCTTAAACACGCAGGCGAATTCCGGATGGATAGGAGAAGAGGATGCGTTGAGTAAGACAGGCTGGACGGATTTGGAATCGATGGGATCCAAGCCGGGAGTCGTGGTTAAGGTTAAGAAAGGTTACTTTGAAAAGCTCCGCGAGATCCTGCCTAAGGGCCCGAATCAAGGCCACTATGTCAGAGAAGAGAAGGCGGATGAGGAGTTTAAGCAGATTCTGGGGATCAACCCGGACCTCATGGGATTCCAGGAAGGCACTCAGTCCGGTCGCGCGATAGCTATGCGCGTCAAGCAGGCGATTCTTTCCTTGGTCCGCATCTTCCAGAATTACCGCTATACCAAAGAGATCATCGGGAAGTTTATCCTGGAAATGATGCCGATGGTCTTCGATGAGAAGAAGTTGATGAAGGTTATCGGGCCGCAGTACATGAAGGCTCAAGTGTCTCAAGAGAGGCCCGAAGGTTTAACTCCGGGAGTTATTGCCGGCTATCTTACTATGATTAAGGACAATAAGTACGATGTCCTGGTTACTGAAGCCGACGCGAATACATCTATTCGGTACGAGACTTTTCAGGAGTTGATCGAGGCGGCAAAAGCAGGAGTACAGATTCCTCCGGATCTTCTGGTCGAGTACATGGATCTCCAGAATTCCGAAGAAGTCAAGAAACGCATCCAGGAATGGATGGCGCAATTAACCGCAGCATCCGCTGCGAAAGGCAAACCGGGAGCCTAAGATCCCGAGCAAGGTAAAGGGGAGGCACAAATGGCAGAGCAGACGAAAGTGGATATCAAGACAATAGAGGCAAAATTAGACAAGAACGAAAAGCTTACTGCGGATGAGGAGAAATTTCTCATGGAGCAGCAGCCGGGCCCGGAAGGATTCCAGCCCCCGATTCCCGGACCGGAGGAAAAAGAGAAGGAAGAACCTAAAGATCAGACTCCGGAAGAGATCAAGGCAACCCAGGACAAGGTCGCAGCTGATAAGAAGGCGAAGGACGCGTTGATCTCCAGGGCAAAGGCAGTCAATTTACCGGAGACTGCGACAGAAGAAGAGATCGTGGCAGCTGAGAAACCGGCAGCCGAGAGCAACCAAGTTGATATGCTCAAGCTCGAAGAAATGCTGGCTAAGCCGGAAGGCAAGGAAGATTTTACCGGCTGGACAAAAAGAGAACAGGCTTACTATTGGCGCATGCGCCGGGAGCAGAAGAGGGCCACAAAGGCCGAAGAGGACCGGGATGCTGCGCGTTTTGAATTGATAAAGGCTAAAAAAGATAAACCGGCCGAAGAGCCGATTAAAGAAGAGGAAGATCCTCTTAAAGGCAAGGAAGAGGGTGATTTTCTTACAGTCGCCGAGGCCCGGAAGATTCTGGCTAAGATCCAGAAGAAGGAAGAGCCTCCCAAAGGGACTGGTTCTATTATCGACTTACCTTTCGTCCAGGCTTATATTGCCAGCTGCGACGAGAAGATGGCAGTCGAGAAACCCGATTACGAAGATGTTATGGAATTAACCGAAGAAATTATCAATACAAATCCGGCTTACCAAAAACAGGTAGCCGAGGCCTTGATACAAGGCAAGAATCCAGCTCTCAAGATGTACGAGCTGATACAGGCAGATCCGGAATATGCCAAGCTTTTACCAGCCGCCCAGACAAGGGTCCAGGCCAGGAAAGCTAAAAAATCCGACAAAAAAGAGGAGCCGAAAGCTAAGACTGCCGAGGAGTTGAAGAAAGAGGCAGATGCCGCTGAGGCTGAGAGAAAATTGAAAGAGAACGCAGATAAACCAAAAACATCCGGGCATGCCGAAGGTAAAGATAAAATCGAGGGATCTGATTATACGCTTGAGCAGATTACCGCTATGAGCGATCGGGAATTTTCCAAGCTCCCGAAGAAGGTCCGCGAGAAATACCTGGAGCTGTACGGATAAGAGGAGGATTTACCAATGGGTGCATCAGCCAGTAATGCTGCTTTACAGCCGGCACTATGGCGTAAGCAGTTATTCGCGGATGTGCGCGATAACCTCTATATGAATCGTTTTATAGGGGCTACCGAGCAGTCCATGATCCAGGAATTAGAGGATCTAAAAAAAGAGGCTGGTAGCAATATCAGCTTTGGCCTCGGGATGAAGTTGTCGGCATCCGGCAAAGAAGGGGATGATACCCTGGAGGGGTCGGAAGAGGCCATGACGGATTATGACGAAGATGTCGCCATAAATCAGCTCCGCCATGCAGTTGTCCTTACCGGCAGGATGGATGAGAAAAAGAACGCTTACAATATGAGGACCTCTGCTAAGAATCGTTTAGCGGACTGGTTTGCCGAGAGAATCGAGCAGGAGATTTTCGATAAGCTCTGCGGTAAAACCTCCTCAACCTTTGCCAATACTCCGACAATAGCAGCCGCAAGCCGGCTCGTCTATGCCGGAGGCGAAGATGCCATCGCGCATATTACCTCGGCGATGAAGATGGATACGAAGGTCCTGGATGCAGCTAAGGCAACCGCCCAGCTGGCCAACCCGAAGATCCGGCCTATTCGCGTCAATGGTAAAGAGTATTATGTAGCGTTCCTGCATCCTTACGATGTAACGAACCTTAAGCAGGACCCGGTGTATAACCAGTCAGTAAGAGAGGCTGGCGTGCGCGGCGAAGATAATCCGATATTCTCTGGAGCGGTCTCCAATTATAACGGAATTATCATCCATGAGCACGAATACATCCTGCGCGCAAACGATGGATCCTCGAGCTATGTCTCCAGGAATATCCTTTGCGGCCAGCAGGCAGGCGTGATCGCCTGGGGAGCCCCGGTCAACTGGACTGAGAAGTCTTTTGACTATGGCAACCAATGGGGTAGTGCTTGCGGCGCGATCTTCGGAGTGATTAAGCCTTTGTTCAACGCTGTTGACTATGGCGTGATCACGATGTATTGCGCATCCGCAGCCCCGAGTACTGCCTAAACCGAGTTAAACAATGAGGGAGGGCCAGGGTAGAGATACCCGGCCTTCCCGAATTAACGGAGGTACAAAGTGGGACACACAGAAAGAATCGAGAATCGCGGTTACTGGGAGAAGGGGATCTTTGATCTCCTTTATACCTTCGTAACCAATTTTAATGCGTTTATCACAAAGATAAACACAGATACAGGCGATACCGCGATTACTACAAGCTATCCCATAACTGATCCGTCTATCGGAAATACCTACGGAAAAGATATCCAGTATAACGCCATGCCGCAAGGCAAGGTCAACAAGCTGATCAAGACTATCCGGACGAAGTTTAACGCGG